GAAGGGCTCCGGCTCGAGGACTCCCTCATCGCTGATGGAATCCATGAGCGCGAGCACAAGCTTGGCATTTCCGATCGGCCAATCGTTCGCCTTGCCGGCCCAGACTGCTGGAACAAGAAGCCGGATTACAAGGGCGGCGGACAGGGCCCGAGCACGGCGACAGTCTTCCAACAGAAGGGCCTCACGCTGCGCCCTGGAGATCCTAACAGAGCGATTAAGATCAGAGCATTCCGCGAGCGCATCGCTCTTCCGGCGAGCGATCGAGATCTGCCGAAGCTGGTGGTCTACAGCACTTGCAAACAGTTCTTGCGCACGATCCCGTCTTTGGCTATGGACGAGGACAACCCCGAGGATATCGACACCGAGCAAGAGGACCATGTGTATGACGAGGCCGCACACATCGTTATGTTCAAAGCGACCGGGATCGCGGTGGAGAACATAGCCAAGAAGGCCGCGGCCAAGAAGCGTGAGGAAACCCTCGCGCAGATCCCAAAGCATCACCGCGCCATCTGGGACGAGCTCGAGGAGCTCCGCCGGCGCATCGAGGGCGTTGAGGATGAGTAAGGAGAACTACCGCATCTGCATCCAGATTGAAAACGTCCTGCATACGCTCACGGTTGATGATGCCGTCGACCTGGCGGAATCGATTATGAAAACGGTGGATCAGGCCTGGAAGCACGACGTCCAGTATCAGGCCAAGGCGGAGGTCGACAAGATCGTCAAGGAGGCGCTCGATGGCTGAGCTCAAGGCCTACAAGAACAAGCAGGGCTGGCAGATCGAGATCCCGGTCGGCACTTGCCTGCATACGGTTTCCATGGCCCGGGCCATCCTGCTGATCGCCGACATCAAAGAAACGATCAAGGGCATCGCCGAAAAGAACATTGAACGGAACCTGAAGGATGACTGAGCTCAAGCCGACCGATTACGGATATCTGATGCAGTTCAAGGGGCGCGAGGTCGCCATCGATCCCAACCCCTGCAGGCGCCTGCTGGGCCCTGGGCCGGCCGGCGTCCGGTGCAAGACCTGCAAGCGCCTCGAGGTCAGGCAGTACGCTAACACCTACTACAAGTGCCAGCTGCGCAACAACACCAGCGGCCCGGCAACCGATCACCGGGTCAACTGGTTCGCGTGCGCTAAATACGAAAGGAGGTAGTCGTCGTGGAGAGAGAAGAGATCGAAAACCGCTTCACCTATCACGCACCCAAAGCCGACCAGCCGAAGCGTTACGAGGTCATCCGCGGCCACGCCAAGGCGTTCGCCCTGGTCATCGAGGAGATGGTGCCGGAATCCCGCGAGAAGTCCCTCGCCTTCACCAAGCTCGAAGAGGTGATGATGTGGGCCAATGCCGCGATCGCGAGGAGGGAATAACATGGACGACCGCGAGCTGCTGCTGAAGGTGGCCTGGCATTTCCTGGGCACACCCTATATCTGGGGCGGTGATGATCCTTCCGGGTTCGATTGCAGCGGGTTCGCCATCGAGTGCCTGCAGTCGGTTGGCATCCTTCCGCGTCGTGGTGACTGGGCCGCCGGCGGGCTGTACGATATGTTCAAGAAGGGGCGACGCGACTGGATATCGGAATATAAACCCGGCGACCTTGTCTTCTGGAAGGGGGCCGAGTCCGATGCTATTATCCATGTTGAGATTGTGGTGGACTCTGAGCGTAGCATTGGCGCGTCAGGCGGTGGCTCAGCGGTCCTCACGGCTTCAGATGCCTGGAGGAAAAACAGCTACATCAAGATCCGGCCCTTCGCCACTCGACCCAACCTGGCCGGCGTCCTTAACCCCTTTCATTATCGCGAGTCGGTTGCTTCCGGACCCAGCACGACTGGAGGACCGCGGAATGTCTGATATGAGCGCTACATTTGAAGTCGAAGGCAAGAAGGCGACGGTCAGGTTTTCAGCCCAGGCCGTCGAGGTTGCGCTGACCACACTCAGCGCGAAAGTGGACGGGATCGTCCAAACACTTAAACGAATGGAGGATGGGAACATGGCAACATTCGAAGAGATCATCACCGAGTTGCAGAACACCAAGGCCGGCGTGCAATCCCTCAACACCCTGATGGATTCGATGCGCCAGAAGATCTCAGACCTGCTGGCCGGCGAGATCGTCCCGCCCAACCTGCAGGCCAAGATCGATGCGATCTTCCTGGAGGCCAAGGGCGTGAGCGCCGAGATCCAGGTGGCCCTGGACGAGAACCCGGTCGAGCCGGTCGAGCCGCCCCCGGTCGAGCCCCCGGTCGAAGGCGAGGTGTAACCGAAAACCCCCGGGGCTTGCGGAATCAACCTGGGAATGGCGTTCCCTGAGGTGAGGCAGCCGCGGGCCCTGGGGGCTCTTCAAGGAGAGATCCATGCTGACCAACAGCCAAGTGAAACGATTGGCCATCGCCCTGATGGTGCTATGCGCCACCATCGCGATCTTTATTGCGACCGGGAGTTGCGAGGTCTACCAGATCTCGAGCGGCGGCATCAAGGGCCTGACCTGGGAGCCCCAGCCCGGCGATAGCCCTGATTCGTACAACTACTATTTTCTCCAGATGGAGAGCGGGAACATATTCGGCCGCGGCGCGGTGGGCGTTCCGACGACGACCATACGATTCCGGACGATCGGCACCTATTCGCTCTGGGTTCAGGCCTGCAAGACCATTGACGGCGTAAAGCAATGCGGCCCCTGGTCCCAGTCGACTGACCCGGCGTTCGGGTTCGTTAATGGCAACCAAGCGCCATGGCTGATCCGGGTTGTGCCTTGAGCACGCGAGCCGAAATAAAGGGCCTGATGCTCGAGATGTTGAGCCAGGCCTTTCAGCCGAGCGACGTCCAGGCGAACCAGCAGATGGGCATCAACTTGAGCAACGCCGTCAAGCGCGACGGCGGCGTGGTGATCGTCCAGAACCAGAACGTCGAGGTGTACGCCCGCATCGTGCCCACCATGGTCAAGGTGCTCCAGGCCCTGGACGATCTCGAGGAGCCCCTCCAGCTGCCGCCGGTCGCTCTGCAGCTGCCGGCGCCGACGATCGAGGAGGACGAGGATCCGATCGATGCCTGCTGCGCGTTCATGTTCGAGCAACGGATCCCCTGGAAACCCATGCAGGAGCTGATGCAGGCCCGCTACCTGGAGTACGTCACCGGCCGCTTCAAGACCAAGACCGAGGCCGCCAAGATGCTGGAGGTCGGATCGACCTATCTTTGCAAACTGACCAACAAGAAGGAGCAACAAGCATGAAGCGCATTATCGAAATCCTTTCGATCGCCATGGTCTGCGCCTGCGTCGTGCTTTTCATCCTGGCGCTCGCCGGCGCCTCCGAGGCCGCCTCGCTCACCAAGCCGGTCACGCTCGCCTGGGAGCAAGAGGAGTCAGCGTTCATTGCGCCCGAAGGCTCGAGCACCATCCCGCTCAACAGCTGGAAGCTTTACCAGAAGGACACGCCCGATGGTCCGGTAACTGGCACGATAGCCGTCCCGTATGACCCGAGCAAGCTCAGCGCGCCGGTCAACGGCTATCGGACTTATACCTACGGCCCGATGAGCATTACGGCGACCGGCGTGGGCGGCACGACCGTCCAGAGGTGCTGGCACGCCACCGCCCTGGGCAACGACCGGACGCCGCCGTCTGAAACCGGGCCGTCGAACACGGCCTGCGACGACTTTATCCTACCGCCCGACCCGATCCGGCCCCCGGGCGCCCCCGTGAAAATGCAGGTGAAACCATAATGGACATCCAAATGCTTGATTATGGGCTGGTGACTGTCATCCTGATCCTGATTGCCGTCATCGTCTACCAGGCGGTGATCTATCACCTCGACCGGTCCCGTGCGATCAGGGCGCACGACAACTTGATGGACCGGCTCATGGCGCAGGACTTTAATGCCTACTTGGCCAGCAGGCGCATTCAGCAGGTCCAGAACCATAAGCGCCGCACCCTGAGGGAGCTCGCAGGATGGAGCAAGAAGAAAGGCCAGAAGGAGCCCGACGATGGTCAGACTGGGCGCCAAGACGATCTGGGGTTGCCGGTAAATTAGGCTGGGACTGCATGATCGGACTGTTGGTCCCGGGAGCGAACATCGGCAACCGACGCAACGTCGTCGTAGGCCTGGTGTGCGCGTTGATCTATGGCGCGGTGGCCGGCCTGGTGGTCGGCTACGCTCTGGCGGTGTGGCAATCGTATGGGTAAACAGGACACCGTGCGCATCGTGCTGCCGCGCAGGATCGTGAGCCGCGGAAGGTTTCCGAAGATCACGCGGTCCTTCGTTGACTCGCAGCGGCGGATAACGATCGTCGAGTACCTGATCTCGAGCGTGACCCCTGACGGCATGGCGGTTTATATGCTGAACGAGAGCACGACCAAGGGGATCCACAACCTGGTCATACAGGAGGGAACCAAATGCCAGTCAAAATAGAGAAAGAGGACGACGGCTACACCGTCCGCACCCCCAAGGGCGTGAAGGGCAAGGGCATGACGCTGCGCAACGCGAAGGCCCAGGAACGCCTGCTGAACGCCATCGAACACGGGTTCAAGGCCGACAAACCAAAACACAAGCGGAAAGGATTCAGCTACTGATGGAATCAAAAGAGCTCCACACGATCCTGTTGGGCGGAAGCAACGATGGCGTGATGATGACTGACTACGGCGGGAAGATCGGGCTCTTCCGCTACAACGAGAGCACCCAGGGCAAGAATTTCCTGCGGATGTGCTATCCCAAGACCCGCAACGGCGCGAGCGACAAGCAGCTCCCCATGGGCGTGGACCTGGGCGACAAAGCCGCCGCGATCAACGCACTCGAACAATTCCTGCTGGTCCTGAGGGCCCATAAATGAACCCGATCTCCACCCAGGAAGTGGCCGACGTCATCCAGGTCGAGCGCGTAGCCTTCTATGAATGGGTGATCCAGGGCTATGTGCTTCCCACCAAGGTCGCCAAGTCCCGCGGCATTTCCGCTCAGTTCGATATGCAGGGGCTCATCGCCGCGGAGATATTCAACCGCCTGCGCAAGAACATCCGCCGGCCGACTGCCGGCAAGATCTCGCGCTGGTACCAGGAGCACGGCAGCACCAAGCCTGGCGATGTCATCTACGCCAAGGTGAACAACGGGTCGATCGAAATCAAAGGGGCCTTTGAGCTCAACGAGGCGATCGACGATGCGCACTATCTGATCACCATACCCACCTGGTCCATCCGGCAATGGATCGAATCCCGACTGAAGGAGATTCAACGCCATGGCCGCGAAAGACCCGATCGACGAAACCAAAGTCCGCAAAATATTTGACAAGCTCTTCGCCATCCAGGCGATGACCGAGATCGAGATCCTCCACCGCGTCTGGTTTCGGAACGTGCTCTATTACCTGGGCGAACAATGGTTCGAATGGGTGAGGGGCCAGAACACGTTCCGGCGGATGATCCCCAACATCAACACGCCCACCCCGGTTTCCAACATGATCCGCGACTATGTCCGGAGCATGAAGAGCCTGATCATCAACAAAGAGTATGCGGTCACGATCTGGCCGAATTCCAACGACCAGGACGATCGCGTCGCGGCCGAAATGGGAGAACAATTCCTGCGGTGGCTGGAAACCTGGGACGACGAGCGCCACATGGACGAGCGCGAGAAGATCGCGATCTGGGTGATCATCACCGGGATCGGCTTCGACCGCACCTATCTCTCGACCGAGAACGACGCCTGGACCTTTGACAAGAACGGAAACCCCATCACGACCGGGAATATCGTGTCGGAATCCGTTAGCCCCTTCGCCGTGTCGCTTGACACCTATGGCGATACCCTCCGCAAGAAGCGCTACATCGGCATCAAGAGCCTGCGCCCCCGGGAGTGGGTGGAGGACACGTTCCACATCTCCGCGGTGGCCGAGGCCCAGGAGCGCGAGATCATCGACTACGAGCGCAAGCTCGCCAAGCTGGTGGCCAACGTGAGCCCCTGGAAGGGCGACGGCCTGGACCAGATGACCGATCTGGCCGATGAGGACATGGTGCTTTTCAAGGAGGTCGAGATCCGGCCGACCATAAAGAACCCCAACGGCATCTATGCGGCCATGGTGGGCAACCAGTTCATCTTCAAATACAACCGGCTGCCGATCAAAGTCGAGGAGAGCGGCCGCTGGGAATACAGCCTCACCGACTTCCACTATCACTATGTGCCCGGGCGCTACTGGCCTGACGGCGGAATCAACGACCTGATCAGCCCCCAGAACACGGTCAACGACATCGACCAGGATCTGGCGGTCAACCGCAAGGGCATCGGCCGGCCGATCGTGCTGGTGGGCACCGACGTCAATATGTCGCGCAAGACCCACCTGGGCCAGAGTGTGACCGTCCTGCAGTTCGACGGCCTGCTGTCCGGAGGCATCGCCCCCGAGATCCAGAGCGGCAAGCCGTTGCCCCAGCAGGTGCTCGAAGAGCGGGCCATCCATATGCAGACGACCCAGGACGCGGCCGGCGACCCCAAGAACGTGCTCCGCGGCAAGGCCCCCTCGAGCAACCCCTCCGGCGTCATGGTGGACATCCTGAGGGATGCGGCCGAGCAAGGCCACCTCCCGGACGTCAACCGGTTCTACCGGGCCCTCAAGCGCGTCAAGCGCAAGCAGCTGATCCTGGCCCAGGAGGGCTACACCGAGGAGCGGATGATCAAGATCCCTGACAAGGGCGGCCGGCCGGCGGCCATCACGTTCAAGGGCGCCAACCTGCGCAACAACACCGACATCCGGATCGAGCTCTCATCCGGCATCTCGAGCACCAAGGCCGGTCAGTCCCAGATGCTGATCAAGCTGACCGAAACCGGGTTCTTCAACGCCGACAACCCCCTGGATCCCGAATACCGCATCGAGCTGCTGAAAAAGATGGGGTTGAGTGGGTTCAAGGACAAGAGCAACGTCGACACCCAGCGGGCGGTCGACGAGAACGAACGGGTCGCCAACATCAAGGCGGAAGACTTCGCGACCTGGAAGGGCGAGATCCCTGACCCCGACGACCCCAACGCCCCACCGGAGATGGTCGAGATCCCGGTCGTGCCCGGGTTGTTCCTGGCGATCGGCGACGGCGCGGGGGATGGCATCGTGATCAGCGAGGATCCGCTCTTCAAATACGACAATCACCAGGTCCACTATGAAACGCATCGGCGTTTTGTGATGGACCGGGCATTCCTGCATATCGACCCCAACGCCCAGGAGGCCATGCTGGTCCATATGGACTATCATATGTGGACGTTGCAGATGGAGGAGAAGAAAAAGCAGGAGGAGATGATGCAGGCCGCGGCTGATTACGAGGCCCAGGCGATGGGCGCCAAGGAGGCCATGGGCGTGGCAGGCGGCGGCAACGGTAGCGGAGGGGGCAAGACCCCATTCGGCGACCCCATAGGGGGTGGCGACGGCGGTGAGATCCCGCCCCAGTTCGCCGGCCAGGATCTTGAGATGTTGGCCGAGGGAGGGGAACCCGTTGGCGGTGGGTCGGCATCCGAGGCCGGAGCCGGGACCAACCCGATGGCAACGTAGCCAAATAGAGTTTGACTGAATTGGCGCTTGATTGATCTAATTGGTACAACGGGAAGTGTAATACATAATCGTAACCACAATCCCGGCCCCATCAAGTGCGGGTTCCGCCTTTGATGTAGGCCACAATGGGGAGGCAAAGGCCATGACAGTTTTCGATTCAACCCAAGTAGACGTAGCGGCGAAGGGTCTTCTATCGACCCCTCCTCCTGGTACACCTCCAGAGGGCGAGAAGCCTCCTGGCGACGGTGCCGCGAAGGACGGTGGGAAGTCCGCGGAAGAGTCCCGCCCGGCAACAACCGACCTTATCAGCACGATCCTGGACAAGCACGGTCTGAGCTCCCCTGAGGAGCTGGCGGAATTCGTTGACCGCATCGCCGAAAGAGATGGCCAGATCGGTGACTATGACCCGGAAGAATTGCTGAAGGCCAAGAACACTTTGGACGCCTACCAACGCGAATGGGCGAAGGCGGAGCAAGAGAAGCTGAAGGCTTCCGAAACACCGGAGCAAACGATCGCACGCCTCGAGCGCGAGGCCGCCGAAAGGGAAAACAAGAATCTCCAGCGGGCCAAACAGCGTCAGCAGTCCGAAGCCGCCAGGAAAGCGGTCAAGACCTTCACCGACGTTGTGACCTCCACCGTCAAAGCTGAAAAGCTGCCTTCCGAGTATGTCCCGTTCATCCAGGAATTCATGGGAGTCAACAACCCGGTGAACGATGTGAACATTCAAGACAGGGCCGCGGTGAAGAAGCTCGCCAAGGACTACGGCATCAAGCGGATGCTGGAGTTCGAACAAGTCGTGATCAAGCGATATCGCGACGGCAAAGTGGAGATCCCCAAGGTACCCGACGGCGCCAGCGATCAGACTCCGGTTACAACCGACACTAAACCGAAAAATTTAAAGGAGTCCCGTGCCATGGCGCACACCTTGATCAGCAAGCTCTGGGCGCCCAAGTAACGAGGACGACCGGAGGATAGACCAATGGCTGGCGTATATCACGATCTTTCTGCGATCCAAGAAACCCTCAAGACCGTTTACGGCGCAGGCCTCCAGGCCCAGTTCGCCGACGAGCGCACCACCTACAACCAGTTCCCGAAGACCGGCCGGGCCCCCCGCGGGCTGGGTTACGTTTTCGGCGCACGCTATGCACGCGCCCAGGGCGTCGGCGCGCGGCGCGAGTCTGAGATCCTGCCTGACCCGCTGGCCGGCAAGTACGACCAGGGGCTCATCAAACCCAAGTACATCTACGGCACCTTGCGCCTGACCGGCCCTGCCATCGAGGCGGCCAAGGGCGACGTCGCGGCCTTTGTCGACGGCCTCTCCGATGCGGTAGATGACATCTACCAGTCCCTGGTGAACGACCTGAACCGCCAGTCGGTTTCCGACGGGTTCGGCCTGCTGGGCACGCTCTCCGCGGCGTCGGATGCCCTCACCACCTCCGCCACCACCTGGACCGTTCCCTTGAACAACGACATGGGTTGCAAGCGCGTTGTCCCGGGGATGCTGGTGGACTTCTTCAACGCCGGCAACATCGACCAGTCAGCGATCGCAAGCCGGGTCGCCAGCGTCGATTTCGCGGGCAAGTCCATCGAGATGGAGCCGAATGACAGCTCCTTCAAGACCAACCACCCGATCATCGCGGCCCGGTCCTACACGGTTGCGACCGACACGGTTGCCCAGGGATCCTTCATGGTCCGGATGGGCGCCCGCGAGGCAGTCCACGCCACCACCAACGTACCGGTGGAGATGACCGGCATCGATGGCATCTATGACGACGGGACGTTGTTGGCCACTTTTGAGAATATCGCCGTCGCCACCAACCCCTGGTGGAAGGCCAACGTCCTGGGCAACAGCGGCGTGAACCGCGAGCTGTCCATCGACCTGATGCTGCAGGGCATCGACCTCGCCCGCACCCAGAGCGGCAAACGCATCACGACCATGCGCATGGGCCTGGGCCAGCGCCGGAAGTATGCCGGCCTCCTGCTGCCGGATGTCCGTTTTGCTCCGACCGAGTTGAGGGGCGGTTACGAAACCCTCACCTTCGCCGCCGGAGATGGCCTGGTCAAGATCGTCGTCGACCCGGATCTCGCCACCAACAAGGTGTACATGGAGCCGGATGGGGCGATCCAGAAGTACGAGATGACCGGGCTGGGCTGGGGCAACCTCGACCAGCAGATCCACCAGCGTGCTGGCTACGATGAGTGGGATCAGTTCCTGCGCATCTACACCAACCTGGGCGCGGAGCAACGGAATTGCCTGGTGCTCCTGAAAGACCTGATCGAGCCCGCGCTCTACACATAACCCATGGCCAATAAGGCCTAACGGTGGGCGTTAAGCCCCGGGGGGGCCGGTGCAACTGGGCCGGCCCCCATCTTCAACCAAGTATCCTGCGCCTGCAGGGGAGAACTATCGGAGGACCACCATGATCAAACAGCGCAACCTCGATCCCTCTTTGCAGAAACGGCTGGGCATCGCCGAGAACGTCCTGGGCTCCATGCTCGCAAGCGCCGCCAAGACCTACGGCGCGGATGCCGTGGCCGACATGGACTACGAGCTGCATATCCTGGGCTCCGGCATCGACATCACCAACGTCACGCCGAAATTCATCGGCCAGAAGATCGCCATCATCTGTCCGGACTCGACCACCAACGCCACCGCCACCACCGGCGCCGGCGTGACCTGGGACGGCACCAATGATGTGGCGACCTTCGCTGACAACGACGATGCGATTTTCGCCGTGGCCATCAGCCTGACGCGCTGGTTCGTTTACAGCAACGTCGGTGCGGTCGCGTTCACCTAAACCCTGAAGCTCGCGGGCACACCCCCCGCGTTGGGGGTGGGCGTGATTCCTGCCGGGGATGACCGTCCACCCCTTTATTCCCAACGAGGATGATATGTACACACCGGATCGATCCTTTATGAAGCGCTTAAAGGAAATCTCTCCGGACCTGGGCTGCCACTACGAGCCCGGCCATGAACACTTTGTCGTCACCCACCGCCGAGCGATCGGCCCGCCGGTCCCGATCCTGCTGATCGAATCCGACACCGGGGGTTTCCGCCAGCCGGATCAGCGCGACATCAACAAGATCCTGGCGAGCGACACCCACCGGATCCCGGTCAAAGACCGCATGAAAGCCCTGGCCAAGTACCTCGAGGAGGACCGCGCCCACAAGCGGGCCCAGGCCAAGGACAACATCCGGAACATGACCAAAGACGACAAGATCCAGCTGACCCGGGCGTTCGGCAAGGCTGCCAACGTGAGCAAGAACAATTCGCAGTTCCGCCGGGTGAACCTGCGCCCCCGCGGAGTGTCCTTTCAACCCTAACCCGCCTTCCACCATGCCTGTCAAAAGGTATGACGGGAGAACCAACCGGAGGAAACGAAGATGGCGATCATCCTATTCAACCCGACCAACGAAACGCTGAAGGACCAGTACATCGGAGAGGATGTCGTGCTGCCGCCTGGATCCAAGGTGCGCGTCGACGACGCCCGCGGGCGCCATATGTTGAACGTCATGGGCCCCAGGGGCCTGGTGACGCTTGAATACGGCGACGAGGGCGAGGGCGAGCAACGCAAGGCCGCCCAGGGCCGCGAGCGTAACATGGCATTCAAGCGGAAGCAGATCATGGACTTCAACACCATGAACGACGACCGCCAGCAGAAGAAGCAGGGCTACATCGTGCCGAGCGCCCAGATCAAAGAGTATTCCCGGGAGCTGGGCATCAAGTTGTTCGAGCCCTACTCGAGCTCCGATGACGCCATGAGGGTCCACGCCGACCTCAAGCAGGAGCTGGATTCCAAGGACCGCGAGCTCCAAAAGAAGGACGACGCGCTGGCCCTCCTGCAGGCGCAGGTCGCGCAGCTGACCAAGATGGTCGGCCAGGTGCTGGGAACCCAGGCAGCCGCGGCGGATCCGGCGGCCGTCGCCTACTGGGCGGAATTCGCCAAGAAGACACGCAGCATCAACGGCAAACACTTCCACAACTGGGTCGCCGAGAACTGGACCGAGATCACGACCGCACCCCCGGAAGTCCAGGAGGAGCTGGCGGACAAGTACCAGCGGCTGTATGGGATGCCATTCCCGACCAACGAGCTCGAGGCGAGAACGGCAGCGCAGTCGGCAGCCTAGATCGGTGACCGAAAAATGAGGATGGGATGTCAAACCACAAGAACTGTTTTGAGTTGGTCAAGGAGGTCAGGTACGGCGTAAACGAATACGACGACGCCCTGGCCAGCGGCGACGACGTCATCGGCGCCTATAAGAATCAGTTCTTAATCGCCCAAATAAACATCGCCATCCGCGAGCTCTACGCGCTGATCGCCAAGCGCCGGCCGGATGCGTTCACGACAGAGGCAAGCCTGACCGCCGTCAATTCGGTGATCACCTTGCCTTCTGATTTTTCCAAGCTGGTGCTCCTGCGGAATTCTGACGGGATCAAGGTCAATTCCATCGAAGAGGTCCAGCGCCGGCGCACGGCCGACCAGGGGCACGCGTATGTGTATTACAAACGCGGCAGCACCCTGGTGATCGATCATCTCTCCGACACCGGCACCTACGGCCTGGTCTACAAGAAGAAGCCGCGGGACATCCACCAGGGCCGGTTCGCTGTCACGGCTGAGATTGTAGAGCCGCCCACTCCGGCCGTCTACCACCTGGATCCCAAGGACTCCAAGACCACCGTTGATTTCTATAACGGGATGCTGCTGGAGAACATCACGGCCGAATGGGACACGCTGATCACCGACTATGCCGCCAACCGAGTGGTCACCTTCGCCACCGGATTTGAGCCGACCGACGGCGACTTCTACGGGCTGGTACCCGAAATCCCGGAGTGGGCGCACCACCTGATCGCGCCGCGCGCGACCATCTTCGCCAAGCTCAACCCCATCAGCAAGGAAAAGCCCAAGAGGGACGAGCTCGACGCTTACAAGGATATGCTGATTTCCGCGTTCCGCGAACACGCCGGGCCTGAAGAGGACCAAGATTACGAGGAGCTGTTTTTCCACCCGGAGGCGAAATCCTACGGCGCGTTGTTGATTTAAAGGGGGGCCGGTGAAAGACTTAACCAAGATCGACGCCCGACCCCTCAAGGGCGGGTGTATTACGGCGCTCGACAAAGCCCTCCTTCCCCTGGGGGCTTTCTCTTATTTGCGAAACATCCGCAACACCCACCCCGGGTTCCTGCAGCGCCCGGGCCAGCGCAAGCTGCATTCCACCCCGGATTCCACCAACAAGGTCCAAAGCCTTTACCAGTACAGCAAGACCCTGGTACCCGAAAAGCACTTCTACGCGCAGATGAGCGACGGCGACATCTGGGAGGCCACCAACCTGCCGCCGACCGTGACGACCGGTGCATTCGGGACGGTCATCTTCGCCGGTGCGGCCGGCCAGGTTCCGGCGAGCTGGTCTGTCATTCGGGATATGCTGTTGTTTTCCAACGGCAAGGACAAGCACCAAATCTACGGCGGCATTTCGAGCACGATCGACAAATTCATCGTGTTCCGCGGAGCGGCCGCGCCTCCGGATGTGCCCCAGGGGGGCGAGGACTATACCGACCAGGTGATGGATGGGGATGACGGCACGGTCGCGGTTCTGGACAGTTTAGCCGACTACACCACCGGGTTCGACTTGATCTTTTTCAAGCTGCCGGTTCCGGGCAAATCGATCAATCTGACCGTCACCAAGCCCAACGGCAACACGGCCACCGCGGCAGTTTATTACTGGAAGAGCGACAACACCTGGGCCGCGGCCACCATGGGCACCGACGGCACCGATTCCGGCGGCGCCACCCTGGCCCAGAGCGGGACGATCTCCTGGACCGCGCCCACCGACATGATTCCCAAATACGCGTTCGGCGTGGACGGCTACTGGTACCAGTTGCGTTTTTCCGCGACGCTCGACTCCGAGGTGGAGATCTCCCAGGTCACCTACGCGTCCGATTGGAAGCCGATCGAGAACATCTGGGATTCGGTCACGGTCTACGGCATCGAGGTCCAGGTCGAGGGCACCAGCCAATGGGAAACCTACGCGGCCGGCGCCGTGGACCTCTCCGAGCTCGCCTCCGGCAAAAAGGTTTACGTCGCCTTCAGCGATCCGGTCGAAGGCATTTACCTGGACCCCGGGGGCACGCCCAACACCAGCGGGTGCTCGCTCTCTTCGCTCAAGTACTGGGACGGGGCGGCGTTCACCACCGTGGGCACGCCGACCGACGGCACGGTGGGCATCTCTCAGGCCGGCTGGATCACTTTCCCGCGGAAACCCGCCCAGCCCCACCAGCTGCATACCAGTATGTATCAGGCCTATTGGTACGAGCTCACCTGGAGCCAGGAGATCGCGGTCGACACCGTCGTCGCCTTCCAGGGGATGCCGTTCTTTAACATCAACGAGCTGGGGAATTCGTACGCCAACTGCGTCTGGAAGGATCGCGCCTGCTATACGTTCGACCGCTGGGGGGCCTACATTTATGTGTCGGCGACCAACAGCCCCCTCGCTCTCAACGGAATCGACTACGGGATCCTCAAAGCTGGCGACGGCCGGGCGAACCGGGTCGTGGGGATGCGCAAGTTTCACAACGACCTGATGGTCTGGCAGCAGGAGCTAGGCGTCGAGGGCGGGTGCATCACGATCTTTGAAGGCTACAGCCCGGTGACGTTCGGAAAGCTGGTGCTCTCCACTCGCATCGGCTCGATGAATAACAACTCGATGTGCGTCGTCGACGGCGTGCTCACGGCCACCAAGACCGATGAAACGATCAAGACGCTCGCCTTCTCGCTCTCCAGGTACGGCGTGTGCGTGACCGACGGGATGACGGTTTCGATATGCTCCGACGACATCCAGAACTATTTTGACCCCACCAAGGAGGAGTGCATCCGCCATGGGTACGAGCAAGAGATGTGGCTCGCCCACGACTCCGCCTTCAACGTGATCCGGATCGGGCTGGTTTCCGGGCCCACCGCGACCAAGTGCAACGTCTTCCCGGTGTTCGACCTGACGACCAAGACCTGGAGCTTCGACACCCCGGCCCAGGAGCTCTCTTGCGCGACCGTCATCGAGCCTGGCTCCGGCCAGGCGCCGGTCGTCATGGTGGGCGGCGGGATTGACGATGGCACCGTTTATCAGCTCAACTACGGCGTCAACGATGTCGACGCTGCCGTGGTATCCACCGTTGAGATGGTGATCAACCACAAGGCCACCGTGCTGCGCCTGGCGGAGATTTTGGTGCGGATGGCGGCCCAGTCGGCGGGATCCGTAGCGCTCAGCGTCTACGACAACGAGATCCACAAGTTTACCAAGCAGCTCTCCATGGCCGGCGAGCGGGCGAGCAACACCTCCAGGCGCCACCGCTTCTCATGCGACGTCACCAGCGATCTGATGACGATGGTGCTCACCAACGCCGCGGAGGGAGAAACCATGAACCTATACGAGATCGGGACTTTCTTGCAGCTATGGGAACCGAGATAGAAAAAAAAGAGGTCAAAGACGTCACCCATCCCTGGCGCCGGCAGTTTTTCGAGTGCAAGGAGATCGGCAAGACACCGCCCCTCAACCCACACGGGTTCTGGAAAAAGCCAGAGCACGGCATCCCGATCGAGAAGGGGAAGAGATAGATGGACATCCTCGCCAAGACCGCCAAGGAGCGATCTACCTACTATGTCACCGTTGGGTTTTTCGATGAAAACGACGCGCCGTTTGTCCCTTCCGAAGTGTATTGGAAGCTGACCGACATGGCCGGTAATATCGTGAACGAGCGGGACGCCGTTCAAATCCCGCTGCTAGATCTCGACGTCACGATCACGATTGAGCTCACGGGAGAAGACCTCCGGAATCGCTCCGATGCGGTCGCGGCCAGGCTTATCACCGTCTATGGTCTTTACGATTCGATCACCTACGGAACCGACAAGGTTTTTCGCCAGCAATGCCTTTTGAACATCGAGCCGGAACTGGGTTAAATGTCGAACGTCACCATAGACCTGATGGAGTACGCCTCGAATTTCGAGGCCGAAAAGGCGTGGTTGCGGAACACGACCATTCCGCCGATCCCTGTCTTTCCGCCGTTTTTTACGGACACCTATGTCAAGGCCACTTCCTACTATGACGCCAACACGGTCCCGCCCAACGCCGCCGACCCGGGCAAGCTGCTAACCGCAAACCAAAACCCAAACGGGTGGCAGAGCAACGCGGCAACCAATCAGCGCTTCCACATCGACCTGGGGGTGGCCCGCTTCATCGAAAAGGTTTATTACGAAAACGGGCATGACACCGCCGCCAATACTACGCGAGGGGCCAAGAATTTCACGCTCTGGGGGTCTAACGATCCCTCCGCCTTTGCCGAATTGACCTACGGGACTGACACCGGATGGACCCAGCTCACCACCAGCATTTCGCAATTTGCCAAACACGCGGCTGAATATCACAACAACTCCGACCCCCAGTATTTCGACGTAACGGCCAGCATCCCCTATCGGTATTACGCCTTCAAGTTCGCCGATAATTGGGGCGATGCGTCCTACATGGCCGTCCGACGCTTGACGTTGATGAGCCGGCCCAGGTTTTCCCTGGGGCCGGATGACATTTATACCATGTCGCTTCTCCATTTTTACGGGGTTGACTTTCAAGTCGATCGGTTGCGGGACGAGTGCGGGCGCTTTTGGGAATTCAACGGCGATACGAAAATCAGGCACACGGTCGGCTCCCGCGTGGGCGGGGCGGCTATCGCTGGGGATGGGACGGGGGATTGTCTGTATGCTGATGGCCGGCCCGATTTCGGGTTCGGGACCGGGGATTACACGATTGATTTTTGGATTTGGGCTTCCAGTTTCGACACCGCCAGCAAGGAATGGTGCGATTTCAGGCCAGCCGTTAACGGCTATTATCCGTGCATCTACACGACCACCGGGCGCGTGGTTAGGCTTTACATGAACAGCGCCGATGTGATTTCAGGCACAACGGTAATGGTTGATAAGACCTGGAACCATGTTGCGCTTGTCCGACAATCCGGGGAAACCAAGCTTTTTTTAAATGGCGTTCAGGAAGGAAGCACCTGGACCGATGCCAATAACTACCCCACCCCCATAACACTCGCTTTGGTCGATGCGCGGCGCCCGGTGCTTTTGGCCAGAGGGATGGACACAAACATTTGCACCCCGGGCTACATAGCCGAATTTCGAGTCAGCAAGGGGATTGCCCGCTGGTTCGACACCTTCACGCCGCCAAACGAGCCCTATCAGGGGCTTGTGATTTCTTCCGAAGCCAGCATCGTCAACGAGGGCTCTTATGCGCTCAAGCTGGTAGCGCAAGCCGGCACGGTGCGAACGGACAATGTTGTCAACGAAATTTATGGGCCAGCCGTTGCCAGGCATTTCGACACCCCGCTTGATTTGACCGCTTGCAAGTTTATCAAGTTCGATCTTCGTTCCAACCGCTCCGGGAGCAACATCAAGATCACGTTTAACGGCTCCGGTTATTCTTGGGATTTTATTCCCAACGTCACTCAGGCCGACACCTGGGGAACCTTCACCTATGCTTTCCCGGGGATGAAGAAATTAAAGCGCATCAGAAGCATTCAAATAAGCGTCATTAACGCCGATTCGGCGACCACTTTCTATTTGGATAATTTGTACGGCACGACCGGCACCGATCTTTCTTTGGACCTGATGGAATACCCCTCCCACTCCGACATTCTAAAGGCGTGGTCGCCAAATTCGGATAGAAAATTCGACCATTTCACCAAGGCGCTTTTGCATTTCGAGGGGGCGGATCAGGGAACCGTTTTCACCGATGAAACCGGAAAAATATGGACCGTGGGCGGAAACGCCATCACCTCGACCGAGCAAGCAAAGTTCGGCACTTCCAGCTTGAAGCTGGATGGTACTGGCGATTATGTGCTTGGCAATAACGGGGTTGATTTCATCTTTGGGGCGACTCTTGATTGGACGATTGAATGTTGGGTTTATTCGTCTGATTTCAACCAGGACCGGGCGATCATTGATTTTAGGCAATCGTCTTTTTCCTCTCAATACCCGTTTATCCACCTTCTAGCAAATAAAATTAGATTTTACCAAAACAACGACCTTCGAATAACGGGTCACACCTTTGTCGCCAATTCGGAATGGCACCATATTGCCGTGGCAAGGTGTAGGAATTTGACCCGCTTGTTTTTGGATGGCGTTTTGCAGGGAACTCCGTGGTCCGATACGGTCAACTGGGGGGTGGGCGCAAACCGCCCGGCTATCGGCGTTGACGGGGTTGGGATGGTCAACGGTTTTGCCGGATATATAGACGAGGTGAGAATCAGCAAGGGGATTGCCCGGTACGTTACCAATTTCAGGCCGCCCGCAAAACCGTTTTATTCAAACGATATTCCCAAAGTAGAACGCGGAATTGATGGCCCGGATGACAGTTACACCAAGCTCCTAATGCACTTCGAAGGCGAACACCTCGACGGGTTTTATAAAGCTGAAACCGGCCAAACCGTTCAGTTTTTTTACGATGCCCGCCTTTCGACTTTAAAGAAAAAATTCGGTCGATCAAGTCTTCATCTTTACCCATACGCCAATATTGAAATCCAAGACTCAGCCGATTTTGTTCTTGGGACGGATAACTTTTGCATTGATTTTTGGCTTTGCATGACCACCAACCCGGCCAATTTTTATAACAAATATTTCTATTTCCAGGGGAATGAATCAGCTGGTCACTATTTTAACTTAAAATATTCCCAGGCTGGTGGGGTGCTTCAGTTTTATGCCAACTGCCGAAATAATTACACTTGGATCATCAACGGTCACAATGCCATTATTAACCTTACCCCCCATAAATGGTATCACATAGCGTACACGCGCGATGGGAGTACGTTTCGATGGTTTGTGGACGGTGTTCAAGTCGGAAGTAACTATACTTCCTCCGCCAGCATCCCGGATTACGCCACTCCGTTGTGGATTGGGAAAGGATGGGACGGCACCCACTATCTTGACGGCTACATAGATGAGTACCGCCTTTCGGTTGGCACCTATCGTTGGAACGCAAACTTCACGCCGCCCAGCGCCCCCTATGCACCCCCTTCTCCGATTGTGAATGAAGGAAGCGCCGCGCTACGGCTGGTGGCCACAACCGACACGCTGGACGAGAATTTGACGCGCAACCTCCTTGTGGAAGGCGGCACGATCACAACCGCCAACGGTCGCACCATTCACACTTTCAAGCAAGATGATTGGCTTAAAATCCCGCCAGGAATTTCTTTGAACGCCGATTTGCTTGTGGTGGCCGGCGGCGGCGGCGGGGGCGGTTATTCCGGCGGGGGCGGCGGGGCCGGCGGAGTCGTACAGCTTTCCACTATTTTGAATCCCGGCGAATACTTTGTCCAGGTCGGTGCGGGAGGCATGGGCGCCTCCAATTCGCAAGGCGCCCAGGGCGCCGATGGCCGGCCAAGTTTTATTGCAGGGGATAAAGAACATTTGCCGGTTGCTACGTTTGTCAGGGCTTATATCGCCTATGCCTACGGCGGGGGTGGCGGGGGTGGAGGTGGCTTGTCAT